TCTTTTTTATCAAAAGTGCTTTCCTTTTTGATCATCTTAAATCCTCCACTCTTGTTATGCTTCTTTTTGTAAGAGATTGTTTTCGTTGACTTAAAAGTAAAGTGAAGTACATCGACCATCATATTATCCATGTCATCTTCTCTTAAGTTACTATTACTGGTTTCATTCCCATGGTACCTCGACCATATTCCTGTAGTATCTGCTACCCCTTGAATCTCTTCATCGGTGAACTTTCCGTTAGAAGTTCTCTTAAGCTCATTTATAGTCATCCTTTTAACCTCACCATAATAGTTTACATCTTTAAAGTTACGGTGTGTAGGATATGAGTGCACTAGGTTAGCAGGGTCTACATAATCAACAGTGATCCCTTTAGATGGATCTGTTGTGTGCTTGATAGCACCAAGTCCTATTGTAGTGACATCTTCAATAACCCTGCTTTGTGTCTCATCATAATCGTTAAGATCTAAAGTGTACTTAAGTGCTTCCTCCGTTGCTATCTCGATAGCCGGCTTGTACTTAAGTTTCATGAATAGATCTATCTCTTCTTGTGTATCTGGGTATTCTGAGGCATCATTAGGTAATAAGTCCACACCTAATTCTTGCTTAACTTTCTCCATGACTGGTTTAGAGTACATGAATTTTTCAAGGTTCTTTCTGTGGGTTTCTTTTAAATCAGTTGAAAACTTATCTACTGCTTCAGCCTTTATATCAAAAAGTCTCTCTGACATTTGATTGACAATCAGTTTTACAAACTTAGGTAGTATCTGGAGAGGTCTCCAGTCATAGTTTGTATAAGTTGATTCCTCCCCTCCTAAAAGCTTCTTGTATATACTGGTATCTTGTTCACCTCTGGCATATAGCCTTAGGTTATGGTACTTGTTTCTTTTATCATAATAAGAGGAAGCACCTCTTTCCGGTCTAAAGAACCATTCATACTCTATTTGCTTAGCAAAGTGCAGTCCATACTCGTCCTTTGCTTTAACTTCATCTGGTGCTAAAATATCCGGAAAACCTTTATTTGTAAATAAGTCCTTCCCGTTCTTAAAATTTGTTTTACTCATTACCTGTTAGTTATAGGTTGTCCAAAATTACCTTTATTGTTGTACTTTTTAACGAGTCCTCCAATATCTATTTTCTTTTTTTCTCTCTCCTTACCTCTATACTTTTCTTTCTGACAAGCCATTATACAAAGTCCTGATGATATGGTAGCATCATAAGATGTTCTTTTATCAGGGTTAAATTTTAACCAGTCGTTTAAAGTATCTCTAAACGGCATGTCCCCCACTTCTCCTAGGGGTCTTATCCTTTTCTCTTCATCGTGGTAAACACCTACATAATCCTGTACCCAAGTACCTATTGCTCCTATGTGAGAGTCTAAGATATCTTGACCGCTCATCATCTGCCCTCCAAACTTCTTTTCATTCTCATTAAGTTTATGCTTAGGTCTATCTAAACGGTCCATTGCAAAACCCCTATAACCTCTATTGTACATGTGTCTTAATAAATCAAGCCTGTTTGACTCAACTAGGATAGGTGCTCCGTAGAACCTTATACATTTTATCACATCCTCAAAGAAAATTACTTCATCTGAAGGTCTAGCTATATACTCAACAATGAATTTATTACTAGGGGCTCCTCCGTCTGGCAAATTTACAGTTTTTCCATGTATACTCCCTTTTGAGCCTTCACCATGTGTACTTTTGTATGAAAAAGGGTCACAACCAAACCTTACACAATTTGTGTTAAGGGGAAAATATTTACCGTTTGTCTCCCTAACCCTGTTCTGTAATTCATAAGTATCATCTGCTTTTGATGGTAACCAACTTACTTTGAATCTACCGTCAGCTCTTGGGTGAAACTCTACATCACTGTCGATTATTCCATCTTTCCATTCAAAATTACCAACTGTATATTTTTGATCCTCTGCAAGAGTTTGGTTATAATCAGTTTGTTCTAAAATTTTCTCCATATTGAAAACGCACTCTGTGGACTCATCTCGCATCATGTGCTCTAGGGTCCTAGGGTAGGTCCTCACATGATCATTATATGCTTTCTCACTCTGCTTCTTTTTCTGTGCTTCAAGGGCCTTAAGGAACTCTATTGATCCTTGCTCTATTACTTCACCAAAAACATTCTTGACTTCTTTGTCTGGTTTTATAGTCCAACATTTACCATATTTGTCTGTAAATTCCTCCATGTTATTTTGTGCCGGAAGAAAGTGGAAGTATAAGCCCGTAGAAGTTTTTTTAGTCTTGGGATCCCTTTCCTTTACAAATGAATTCGTAATTAATTCCACTCCTTGTTCCCCTCCTTTTGAGTGTATACCCATAGTTGATCCAGCTAACATTTTACCCTCCACTCTACCATTAGGCATCATGGTTGGTGCAACCATACTAAGGTGGGTGATTACATCGTTGGGAGATTCTATCTTGAACACCTCATCAAGGATATACGTGTCTAACTTAAGAGAGTCATAACTGCCATTCTTAGTGTTCCTCCAGTCCATACTGGTGTTTAAGTATTCCGAGATATTAATGTCTCTAGACTTTTTCTTGGATTTACTGTTGTCGGACGGTGCACTGAAATATAACTCTTTTGGTGAATCAAGTTTTCCTCTTACCACTGGCCTGAACCAGAATGGCAGGTTAAGGAATGCATAGGACTCCTTTGCAAATGCTTCCTCACCATCGGTACCTGACTTACTCATAAGCCCATGCTTTGTGTTTGAGGTTGAAGTGGCTCTATTAACTAGAGCTGCTACAGCACAATATGTAAAACCCGTTCTCCTTGATTTACCAAACAATAGACCAAGGGACCTACTATCAATTAGACATGCTTCCATAAAATAGAAGAGGTCCCTCTGTGCTTCCCTATAATTCATAAAGCCTCCATCATCAAGCATCTTGCAGTATGCGAGAGCAAAATAATGATGTCCTGTCAAATAAGTTGGGACTCCATTGTTATAGAACCAAACCCCCTCCATTCTTCTGCGGAATTCCTCTACAATAAAGTCATGGTACTCATCAACGTTACTGGTTGTTATCCTAGGTAATTCTGGCCTTCTCCAGTATTGATCTTCTTTCTTAAGATCGTGATAAAGGATGTCTTTTTTCTTGGGTTTTTTTGGTAAAATGATTGAAAGGTCATCGATAGTTATCTCCTCTCCTTCTGTACTATGCGGGTCTATTATGACCCCGCCCTTTAAAGTTAGCCTCTTCTTATAGTAAACAGATCTGTCTACAAAATTTCCTTTAGCAAACTTCTCTGGATATCCCAAATCAAAATCATTATCCTTCATATTGAGATCTCCGGATTCAAGTTTATCTCGAAGTTCTCTTGCTTCCTTATCAATATCTAGGATTGCCTCTAAGACTATAGGCTTTGACTTAATAGCAGAGTCATGCTTATGAGCCTCTAATTTATCAAAATTAATCTTTAGGCTTAATGCTCTCCTTAGTATTCCAAGGGAAGTATCTGCTGCATCTACTACATTTTGAATGTGTTTCTTAATTACGGTATCTGAAGGCCTGTTAGGAGAGTCGATCCACCTATCGATCATTTTCTTAGCCCCACTCAGAGAGCTGGTTTTAGATTTAGCAATAGATTGCACCCTTTCTGGCTCAACCTCCTCTAAGGTTTGTGTGCCTAAGAAGTCATACTTGAGTCCTTCAACTATTGTTTCTAGAGCTATCTTTATTTCACTGGAGAGGCCTCTCATAACTTTGCTATAATATCTTGGGTCCTCATCTTATAGTAAAGTTCTCCTTCTATGTCAAACTCATACTCACTATATCTAGCAAATGATATTTCATCTCCTTCTTTCAGACCCTGTTCTTGAAGCCTTCCGTTGATAAAAGAAATTTTGCCTTTTTGGTGTTCTCTGCCTTTATACTCCTTTTTGGTTCCTGATAATAGATTGCCGTCATCTCTGAGTGGAATAGGTTTTATAAAAACATATGGATCTATCGCAACCCAATCACTATTACGCTTGTAGAGGAATACCTCAGTCAAAGGTATGTAATACTTGTTGTCTCCTATGTGGTAGTCACTTTTTATAGTTTTACCCTTGACATCATTCTTTTGTCTGAAAATGTTATGGTGTACCACAACTTGATCTCCTCTCTTTAAAATAATAGAATCAGGTGCCTCTATCACCTTAGCTGTCCTAGAGATATGATCAACGCTTTCTATTGTAGAATTTACAATTAGAGACTTTCCACTTGAAAGTTCAACTTCATTATTATAGGCCTCCTCTTGTTCTACTATTAAATAGTTAAGTGTCGGCATTTATTCGAAGTTTATATTATTCTCAATTACTACTGGTAGGTCATAAATAGTTTTCCATAATACAGTACCTGTGGAGTTGGTAAGGTATATATCATAAGCTATTTTGTCTTTGGTTGCGTATGTTTGGTTTAAGTCTATTTTTGAAATCACATAAGGTACACCCTGTAAATTCATAGACTTACCTACTAAAAAGTGCATCACCCCGTCAGGGTAATTCTTCCCTACTGAGATTTTTCTGATATCTGTTT